ATGTAATAAATCTTAAATGTAATAAATCTTAAATGTAATAAATCTTAAATGTAATAAATCTTAAATGTAATAAATCTTAAATGTAAAATTATAAAATTTTTATAATAATACTATTTAAAATTTAAATAAATAGTATTAAATTATTTTATTCATCTAAAATCTATCACTACTGGGTAATGGTCCGAGTTTATTTTTCCGCAATATTCTGTATAATTATGATACATAAACACATTTTTTATTCTTTTTTCAAGAGAATAAGATACTAGCACATGATCTATCATTGAATAATCATTAACCGATTCTGTATTACAATTATTATCCGAATCCCACCAATCACTGTATCTATCTTGCTGATTCATTAAATTTGCAACATTTGACAGCAAGTAACTTCCCATTTTATCTCCTTCAATTCCTTTTAATATATCCAATACACGAGATATTGGTTTGTTTGAGTTCATATCTAATGTTTCCATATCATAATCATTCATATCTCCCATAACTATTATTTCATAATTTTTCAAAATATAAGAATAAATTATATTTTGTAACACCTGAGCTTGCCCTTCTCTTTGAACGCATCTTCCTGGATCTGTTGGTATTGCTAATAAATGAGCGCTAATAAGTGCCACATTCATTCCAAAAATATTCATCTCGGTTATGTAATGTTTGGATACACCAGTAGTTCCACTAGAAGAAGTAGTTCCGCATTTTGTATTTTGTATTGGATAACTAACTCGTTCTTCACTCCTATATAAATTAATGTTTGGGTCAATTCGAGTTATCATTCCTACATTTTGTCCTGTACTCGTATCTGTTCCTTTAATTAAATATGGTTTGTAAGTATTGTCTAAATTACCAATCAACATATCTAATTCATTGCATCCCTCTACCTCACAAATATTCACTAAATCAGCATTCAATTCACTTAATACATTGGATACAGTTAACAAATGGGTTTCAGCTTCATCTAATGTATGCCAAGAACAACCAGATCCAGGACATTTTGCAGAACTATAATAATCAATAAATAACCATTCCGCATTATATTGGACTAAACGAAATGTAGAATTGTCGAGACGTCTATCTGCAATTGTAGTAACAGCGGAACATTCGGCATTAATTGAAGGAAAAGAGAGAAATGTAAAAAAATAAAATATGCCCGTTAAAAATACGTTCATTAAATTATACTTTTATTATTTTTATAAAAAGTATTTGAATTTTAAAAAAATAAAAATATAATAATTTACATTTTTTTATTTTTATTCTTATTTTTATACATTTGGCTCATCTTCAGCGGATTTTTTTTTAGGTAAACATTTAATTGTTGAAACTTTTTTATAAATATTTTTTAATGTAAAATGGTTGCTAGTCTTATTGTGAAGTAGAGACGGAATACTTATAATTTGACAAGTTTCTCTATTATATTCTACATCCTTAACTCGTTGTAATTTTTTTTTATCGAGACAATCTTTAAAAAATAAAATTAATTTGTTATAATCTTCATCTGATAAATTATTTTCTTCCCTATATTTTTCAGCGTAAATTAATAATTTTTTAATTTTCACTGTTTTACTTAATTTACTCCAATTTTCATTATCATTTTCAATTCGTTCCGTCTCTAACATTGCTTCCAAATTACTAAGACTTGTTGTATTTTTACGATTATTCAAAGGTATACCCATATTTTTATATTTCATTGCTTTCACTCGTGACGCTTCTGATTTATCATTTTCTTTTTCTTTAGTTTCTTCTAAAAACATTATTATAATAATATATGTTTAATTAGTTTTATATATTTATTTAATTATATATAAATGGAATATAAAAAGGTGTCAATTGTTAATCCTACTGAAACATCAAATGTATTAAAAACAAAAGAAAGAAAAATGCGCGTTCAAACTCATACATGGGACATTGATGACTGCGAATTATCTCACGAAACACAACTTGATATTTTAATGCATATAAATTTGGAAACAAGTCGAAACAAATATATTAATATATTTATAAATAACTTGAAAAATAAAATTTGCGGATACAAACAACAAGACATTTTTAAACAAAAATTCGATTCAGATAATTTTGTTAATTTACAATATTTATTATTTTTATTGCGAGAATCAAATTTATTATGTTGCTATTGTCACGAAAAAATATATATTTTATATAAAGAAGTGAGGGAAATGTCTCAATGGACTTTGGACCGCATTGATAATGATTTAGGACATAATGTCGGAAATTTAGTTATTTCTTGTTTAAAATGCAATTTGAAAAGAAGAAGAATTAATAAAAATTCTTTCATGTTGACAAAAAATATGACAATTAAAAGAGAAAATTATAATTTTGATAATTGCGAAGAAAATAATTTTAATTTTGACGAAACACAAACGAGAATCATTCATGTAGTATCTTCAACAGAAAAAAAATAATTTGCAAGACATTAAATATTATATTTTCTTTTTATATCATTTTTTTATAAATTATTTATTTTATAAAATCAATATTCAATCAATGGAATATTTAATAATTTATTAGGTTTATACTTTAACAAATCATTTTGCTTTGATGTAGTTGGAAATAATTCAGTGCCATAAATATCTTGTAACAATAACCATTCAAATAATCCACCAGGATAAATATATACATTTGAAAACCCCAAACTTAATAATTGTTCACATTTTTTTATAGGCGTTTCATCATTTGAATTTTTTCCATAAATTATAATTTTTATATTTTTTCCATCGCCATTATTTAATAATTTATTTATAACTAATTCTTCCTTATCTATAGGAATTGTATTAACAATTAAACAATTTTGATAATTTTCCAACATAGTGTTAATTAATAAATGATTGTCTGAATTTTTAATAACAAATTGTACATCTTCAAAATTAACTTTTTGTTTTTGTTGACTATTTCCCATTATATATATTTTTTGAATAAATATATACAACAATAAAAGTAAAATTTGATGAATATTTTTATAATTTACATTTTTTATTTTATAATTTACATTTTTATAATTTAAATTTTTATTTTATAATTTATTTTTATAATTTACATTTTCGATTATCAATAAAAAATAATTCATTATACGTTATATTTTAACCTTCCATATCTTCATCATCTTCATTTACATTTTTTTTCATTTGTTTTTTAGTTTCTTCTTGGTCTTTATCTAAGTCTTTTTGTTCTTCTTCATCTTGTTCTTCTTCTCCTTGGTCTTCATCATCTTGTTCTTCTTCTTCATCTTCTTCTTCAACATCTTCATATTCTTGTGTTTCTTTATTCCATTTTATATTTTTTGAATTGAATAATATATTCATATTAATAACTTCTGGTTTTTCAGAGAAATTTAAATGTTTAAACATCATTTCTATTTGACTTTCATCTCGAAATCTTACTGTATATTCTTGTTGCACATTTCCCCTTCCAATTCTACCAAGAGATTGAATTATTTTTTCTTGTGTCAATTCTAAATCTTTCCCTAAATATCCATGACAGAATTGATAATTAGTTCCATAAATATAGTCACTGTCAGCAATGATTAAATATAAATGCTGTTTGTCAGCTAATTGTTTCATTATTTCACTGTACTCTGAACTTTTATGAGTTGTAAATATTCCAATTCCCAACAATAATAATATTTTCCAACTGTCATCTACATTATTAAGCAACATTATAGACTCGACAGTGTCATCATCAATTGAACTTGTAAATGAACGCGATGTATCAGATGAACTTTCAGCCCATTTATTTAAATGTGCTAATTTATTAGGAATAAACATATCATCAATTACAGCACGTTTTACAATTGATTTTAAATTGTCAATTTGTTCAGTCAATCTAGAAATTAAACGTTTATCAATTTTTTTAATTTGTTTGGAATCATTGTTTTTCTCTTGTTTTGAATTAGTCTCTTCTTCATTCTTATTTTCTTCAAATTCAACAGTTTTTTCCAATTCACGTATTCTTTCATTAATTTGACTATTCATGTCGAGTTTATTTTGAATATCAGACATAACAGACGTTGGTATATTTGACTGTTTAATGTAAAATTTAGCTATTTTTTGCAAGTCTTTGGCAATAAATATTGTTGGTCCATCAGTAAGGGTGTACGCATCACGTGTTGTAATATAAATGCCAGCATTATTTATTTGTTGCTCAGTAATTTCCGTCGTTGTCGGAACAGTTCCAGGACCAACGCTTCGCATTTTTGTAATTATATTTTTGTTACCCCTTAAATCTACCGTTGTATTGACGTGTATTTTTTTAGTCCTATTGCCCATAAAATGTGCGTATATTTGTGGCCATTTATTTGGTAAGATGTTTCTAAGTGTTTTTAAATAATATATTTTAATACTTTGCATATCAATGTCATTAACTGTTGCGAAATTTCGGTCAAATTTGCAAGCACGTGTCGCACAATTATTTTTTTCGACATAAAGACAGAAATTCGACGCCTCTTGCAAATCAATATATCTCAATAACGTTAAATTATTTTCACATTGCTGAACTATATTTAGCACCTCTTCATAATTTTCGTGCAAATAATGAGGCATAATTATATATCCATTATTATCAATTAAAGGAATTGTTTTGCGACAGTCATGACTTACTATATTTATAATATTTGGAATTTCTCCTTCATCTGTTGTAAAACGAGTTTTAAAATCTTCAATCGTTAATTCCAGTTCGTTTAATTTTGGTAATGTAGCCGACGATAACACAACATTCGGTATCATATTTTCCCTCCAATTTTTTTTAATAATTCTGTGCAAACTATGTTTTTCATAGTCCATACTAATCGTCGGTTCATCCCAATAAGTCACTATATCTTTCGCTTCATTAAACGCCAACATATAATACATTGCGTGTAAATATGATTGCACATCACAAATCATTATCTCTACCTTGTCACCTATTGCATTATTCACCTTGCGAATTTGTCCACTTCTTCTATCCTTAGTATAATCTGTCGCTGCGAAATAATGCAATCTAATATCCGATGTAGAAGAACAACCAAAGGCAAACGCAATTTTTTTATCTATTGATATTGCTGAACGCGCTAACGATAATCCGACATGTCTTACAGCGCAAACGAATATCAAACGATAACCCTCAGATAATCCAACCGGAGATATTGTTTTTCCTGTGCTTGTTGGTGCAATATAAAGAATTAATTTAGGTCCTCTTACTTTGACTGCGTTGAATAATTGCTTTTGATGATTATATAAAGACAAATCAGATAATTTCAATAAATTTTTATTTTTTTCAATAATGTCAGAAGAATGTTTTAAAATGTATGGCAAATTTAAATTGTCTTCAACTTTACCCAACACAAATTGGCAAATATCTTTCACATAGTGAATTTTTTTTTCAATATTATTTTGCAATAACTTGTTTAATGTGTAATAATACATATGCCATTTTCTGTCATTTCTTTCAATATATTTTAGCATATTTTCTAAATTGGTCAACAGAATATACTCATAAATGTCTTCGGCAATAACTGGGTCTATTGTATCAAATCTAGACACACGGACTTGATCGGCACTCTTTAATTTTACAATTCCACCAATATTGACAACATAATTTTCTCCTGTTTGCTGTGTTTGTTGTTTTTTAGATGTGTTGAATTTTATATATTGCAAATTATATTTTTCAACCAATTGTTTCATTCGGTCCAAGAAATATTTGCTGAACAAATAATCTTCCAATGATTGGTTAAATTCTATTTTCAAATAATTAAATAATGAATATGATTTGTTTACTTTAACATTTGCGTCATTATAACCTCGGGTAATTAGATTCAAAATTTCCTTCTCATTTTCAGACACAGAAATTTCAATTGAATTCCACTCAGACTTGGATAATTTTTTTTGTTTAAGATCCATTTAAAATTTGTTTGAATAATAGTAATATAATATAAATAATTTAAATCAATTTTTTTTATTTAAAAAAATTAATTTGGAATATAAAAACTATAATTTTATTTATTTTTTACATTTTATTTTTTTACATTTTATTTTTTTACATTTTATTTTTTTACATTTTTCTTTGAAAAATTATATTTTTTTACACTTTTTTTATTTTTATTTTTATTTTTATTTTTACTTTTACTTTTACTTCTTTTCTTTGAAAAATTATATTTTTTCACACTTTTTTTATTTTTATTTTTTTTACCTGCTTGAAAATTATTAGACAACATTATTACTTCAGATGTTACATTATCATTTTCTATATCATTTATAATTTTTTTAATAAAATTATAATTTATTTCATCGTCAGATTTAATTAAATCTACTGTTATTAATACATCAATACATTCTCTTTTCAATAGTTTATTATGAATAATATCATTTTGATCGATATTATAATCTTTTACACCCGTATTTTTTACATATGAGTCTTGATATGATATAAGTGTGTTCAAACATGACAATAACTTTTTATGATTTGCATCTTTTATAGAGCATAATTTATTTTGTGTGCACCTATCATCACCAACAATTATATTTAATATTTTATTTATTTTTTCTTCTTTTGTTAATCCAAAATAACAACCGCCTGCACCATCAGCTAAATTAACACTCATTGGCAAAGGATCATAACTTTCTGCACAATACGTGTCTTTTTGTTTTGAAAATAAAGATTCATCATATTCAAACCCAAATTTCTGATAAGAACACAACCCTGGATAATTAAAATATCCCCAAGCTAATTCTAAAATACCTAATCCACAAGTAGGTATCAAGTCATCATTTGTTAAAAACTCTTTTTCATATGTAGTTATACCTAATTTATTTTCATATGTGTATTTACTTTGTTTTTTCTTTTTATAATATCTAATTATTGCATCTCCATTTAATATGTAACGATCTGGATTTTCATATAATAAATCACCTATAGCAAAAGATATTATCGGATGTTGAAGAATTGTATATAAATATAATCCTAACAATATTGTTCCAACACCACTCATATTCGTACAAATTAAATTTAAAATATAATCATTCGGAAACAATTTGCATTTACCTCGCGACACAATAATAAAACCAACAATCATTTTTAATTTTTCTTTAAACATACGTTTATAATTTTTATGCAATTTATCATCGCCTTCGTACTCGTATTCTGAACCTGATTCATCTGATTTAAAATCTTCTTCTAAGATTGATTTTTTTATTTTTGGTAATTCTTCAGATTCTAATTCTGATTCTAAATCTGGTTCTAAATCAGACCCCTCATCTGAACCTATAAGTGATTCAATATCAGAATCTAATTCTTGAGAATCTATTAACGAATTAAATTTTGGATTTTTTTTATATATGCAATTTTCAATTTCAACATTAGCCAAAATTACAATATCATCATTATATACTTTTTTTTTATTTGAAATTAATGATCTTATAGTTTTATCTACATTTTGATGAACATATCCTTCATTTACTGTTCCACTGCACATTTTTGCCAACATTTTTGGAACTAATTTAACAAGTTTTTTTTTCATTTCAAACAATTCATCTTGATTATAATTGCGTAGTTTACATTTTTGATTGTCTAATAAAAAATCAGACATTTCATCAATATTATATAATTTGTAATTATTATTAAATAAACATTCATCATTTTTTTGTTTTATATTATATGTATGTTTAACATCATCTACATATGAACTAATTATATCACTTCTGAAAAAAAAACTATTATATTTTATGTCATTGGTTGTCGGAACATGACTATGCATTTGTCGAAGATCTTCAATTGGTGTATCAACATCATATTCTTTTCTTTTTTTTCCATAAATCATATCTTCTTCCGGTTCTGTCCTTTCTATTATTATATCATATTCATCCATTATATTTACTATATACAAAGAAAATTAAATAATTTCATCAATACAATATTTTACAATTTCTAACCACTCTTCAAGTATGTCAGGATTTTCATAAACATCAAATGTTCCATCAATCACGATTTTATTTGAACGTTCCATTTTTGTATGAATATATGTTTCATGCTCATAATGACATTCCGTCAAATAATCTAAACTTATTATTTCTTCACCACTTCGAGATCTAGTTTTAATTCTTTCATAGCATATCTCAGGGGTTGTATCAATGTATATAAGGCTATTAATTGGATAATTCAATGAAAATTCATTAAACAATTGCATATAAATTTGAAAACAAACATCTTCAATATTTTCTTGATTTTTTAGCAATTCAGCAAATACATAACAGTCAGTATGCAAACTTCGCTCTGTAATGATAATAATTTTTTTCCCATTGTTTTCAGAATTATTTAAAGCATTATTAATTGATTTTTTCAAGTAAATAAGTCGAGTAGTAAATGCCATTATTTGAAAGGAAAAAGCATATTTTTTCGGATTTTCATAAAATTTTTCAATCATATTTTTTCCATTGGCATCTTTTATATTTTCCCATAGTGTCACAGGTTCATCAACAAATATAATTTTATATTTTTCATCAACTGATGGCAAATTTGTTTTTAAATTTTTCAAAAATGTACTTTTTCCAGAACCAATATTTCCCTCAATCGATACAATTTTAACTCTGTTCATCATTAATT